TCGCGTAGTCCCGCCGGGCAGGGCTCCTGCTGCAACGACCCGGACTGTACACCATTGAGCGCGCCTCGACAAGCCCTGCTACACTCTCCCTCAACGCTTCGGCGCCACAGAAGGGCCTTAACACCCGAGGGCACGCGCTCCGTGGGATTGGGAACAACGGTCAGCAACCTCTTTCGCGAGATCACCGGGCGTAAATCGTCCGGAGTAGCGGCATTCGGCTCGGCTGGAGCAGGGGGGGCGGGCGGCGCGACGTCCCCGGGACCCGTTGGGACGAAGGTCTCGCCGTGGCTGAGCGGCATCCCGAACTACCCCGCCGCCACCTCCAAGAGCGTAATCCGGGAGGGATATCTCAAGAACCCGCTCATCGCCTCGGGACTGCGGCAGATCATCTCCGTCTTCGCTCAGGCCGCCCTGCAGGTGCGCGACGAAAGAACGAAGAAAGTCGTAGAGGGTCACGACCTCGTGCGGCTCATCCGCCGGCCGGACCAGGTTACGAAGAGCTACGAATACTGGCTGTGGGACCAAACCCTGACGGACCTATACACGACGGGCAACTGCTTTTGGGAGCTGGTGCGAAGCCGGACAGGTAAGGTCGTCCAGATCCTGCGGCTCTTCCCCGACCGGGTGGCCATCGTGCCGGATTCGAAGACCTGGATTCGGTGCTACCTCTACGAGGTGGACGGGATCTGGTGGAAGGTGCGCAGCGAGGACATGCTGCACTGGAAGTTCTTCCACCCTGTGGATCCGTGGTTCGGCCTTTCGCCCATCCTCGCAGCTCTGCGCCAGATCAGCACCGACAACGAGGCGACGGACTACCTCAAGATCACCCTCCAGAATCTGGCGGTCCCCCCCGCCTACCTGGCCGTCAGCGCAGACACCAAGCAACTCGACGACAAAGACATCAAGGCGGCGGTCAAGATGTGGAAGGACACCCACGGCAAAGAGCACCGCGGGGAGATCGCCGTCCTTCAGGGCATGGAGATCAAGACGATCGCCATGAGCCTGGAGGACATGGCATTTCCTGAGCTCTCCGCCGGCCTGGAGACGAAGATCCTGATGACGATGGGCGGCGCCGCCCTCGTCTACATGGTCGGCGCGAAGGCGGGGATGGACCGGTCCACCTTCGCCAACTTTGACTCTGCCCGCGAGTCCCTGACGACCGACATCGTCCAACCCTTGTGGAGCCGATTCGACGACCTCATCACCCAGCAACTCCTCCCGAACTGGGATGAGAACGGGCAGCTCGAGGCCGTGTTTGACACCAGCAACGTCGAGGCGATGGTGGCCCGCAAGCTCCGACTCATCGCCGGCGCCGCTGTCGGCTTCGAGGCGGGAATTCTGACTCGCAACGGAGCCCGCCGGATCTGCGGAGAGCCGGAGCTCCACCCGGACGTGATCCAGACCAAGGCGATCGTGGACCAGCGGGAGGTGGACGCCAAGGGCAACGTCCTGGAGCCTGAGCCTCCTCCGTCTCTGCCTGCCGCGCCCCTAGACGCGCCGGGCAGCCCCAACAATCCAGGCGCAGAGCCTCCCGAGGAAGATCTCGGGGCGGCGGGAGGATAGACCCATGGCATTCAAGCCCATCGCCCGCTCAGCGGACCCGGCTGCCGGCTTCGAGACGGAGCGGGCCCCACTTCGGCTCCTGGAGGTCCGGGCCGCGTCCACCGAGAGCCCCGGCGGGGGGTTCGACGCCATCGCCCAGCTCTGGGCGCCGGCCATCAACGACTGGAGGGAGACTTTCCTCCGAGGATGCTTCTCGAAGTCCATCCGCGAGCGGGTCTTCAACCCGCGCGGATCGCGCGTCCGAGTGACCGACGCCCACAACTGGACGTGCGAGGACACCCTGGGGACGGTTCGGAAGGCCGTGGAGGCAGACCAGGGTCTCCAGATCTCCGGCGACTTCAGCTCCACCGACGACGCGCAGGCGGTCAGGACGAAGATGCAGGAGGGGCACCTCGACGAGTTCTCGATCGAGTTCCGGTCCATTAACGAGACGTGTACCAAGCTCAACGACATGTCCATGGACGGGGCGCTCAAGTCGCAGCTCTACGACAAGATGATGGCCATGGACATGGACCCCGATGTCATGATTCTCCGGGCGATCAAGGAGGCCGTCTTCTGGGGTGTCTCCGTCCTGCCCTACAGTGCCCAAGGCGAGGCAACGTTGCTCGAAGTCCGCGGGCTCCAACCCTTCCAGGACCTCGCAGTCGCAGGCGTGGACACCCCCTGGGAACCAGCGGCAGCCCTGGAGCGCGTCTCGGCCTGGGCCAAGGGAGAGGGATCGGGAGGTGGCGTCAACTGGGCCCGCTTCCGCCGGGCGTTCCTGGTTGAGGACGCTGAGCGGCGGGGAACGACGACCGGCTATGATTTCCAGATCGCCGACGTCGTCGATGGCCAGCTTCGCCTGATCCCGCGCGCGCTCATGCGCGCCGCAGCTCGCCTGGTCCAAGATCGGGGCCTCGACGCGCAAGCGCGGACGCGCCTCCAGGCGCATATGGACCGATACTTCGACCAGATCCAGATCCGCGCCCCCTGGCACGGGCAACTCGACGCTCTCGTGTTGGACGCGCGCTCCGGCGCGCCCCTGACCGAAGAGCAGAGAGTCCTCGCTCGGGAGGCGCTCGCCGTCTTGACGGCCGCCACGACGGGGGACGCCCCGCCGCTAGTCGCCGAGCCGGCAACACCCGCAGGACCAGAGGGCCAGACCGCCGGGCCGGATAACCCACCCACGGTGACGAACTCTCCAGACGCAGAGGCCGAGGCAAGAGCCGCGGCCGACACGCGCCAGCGCGAGCTGCGAGAGGCGGAGTTGCGCCTCGCCAGCTTCGAGCTGGCTTACGCAGAACTGGGAGAACTAAGCCGTGAAACCGAAGAAGAATTTGAAGGAGATCGCTGAGCGGTCCCGCCGGGCACTCAACGCCGCGCGGGGCTTCGACAGCGAGAAGACCACCCTCAAGGCGGCCGGGACCCTCACCGAGGCCCGGGCCAAAGAGCTGGACGAAAGCTACAGCAAGGCCTTCCAGGAGTACGAAGACGGTCAGGTCGAGCTGCGCCGCGCTCAGGAGCTGGACGCCGGCGAACGCGAGCTCGACGCGATCGACAACGATCCCGTCCAGGTGCACCCCCGCGACGGGGACCGCCAAAGCGACGATGACGGGGAAGGCGACGGCGGCGTCTCGTTCCGCTCCATCGAAGGCCGCCGCGCAGCCCGCTGGCAGGACCAGACCGACTTCGACGGCTCCTCGTTGGTGGAGGGCCGCGGCGCCAGCAAGAGCCTTGCCGATCACCGCAACACCTACATCCTCCGCCGGATGACCAGCGGCAAGGCGCGCCCGAAGGAGGCGCGGGCCGCCATGGACCGCTACATCCACATGGGTCAGCAGGAGCGCCTCAGCGAGGTCGAAGTCCGCGCCCTTGACCCCTACAAGGACAAGGACGGCGGCTGGGCGCTCTCCCACGAGATGTCCCGCGAGGTGATCCGCCAGATCCGCAACGAGGTCTTCATCATGCAGCGGGCCCGCGTCATCCCGACGTCGGCCGCGAGCATCAGCTTCCCTGTCTTCAAGTTCCGCGGCCACGGTCACCCTGCCCACCGGGCACTCAAAACCTACGCCGAGAAAGACATCCGCGACATCCTGGGGAAGAAGACCTTCACCCCCAATGGGTTCGGCGACATCGTCACCGTGCCGGAGGAGCTTTTCGAGGACGCGGATTACCCGATCTTCGAGCACCTCTCACAGGAGATCGCGGCGGACGGGGGCGAGCAGAAAGAAAATTCTTTCCTCAACGGGACTGGCAAGAACGAGCCGCTCGGACTCCTGCAGTCGCCCATCCCCGACTACGCAACTGCCGGCGCCGCCCTGGTGGCGGACGACGTGAAAGGGTTCGTCTACAAACTGGTGAAATCGCGTCGCAAGAACGCCGCGTGGATGATGAACCGCACCGCGCTGGAGGTCATCTCGAAGTTCCGCAACGACAGCGGCGCGGGGCCTGGAACCGGGAACTACCTCTTCCAGCAGGGCCTGTCGGACAGCGACCCTGACACCCTGCTCGGCTATCCCATGATGGAGAGCGAGTTTTTCCCGGACGGCATCGCCGCCGGGGCCGCCCGCGGCACCGCGATCGCCCTGTTTGGCGACTGGTTCATGGGCTACTGGATCATCATCCGGCTCTCCATCTCCATCCGCCGGCTGGACGAGGCCTACGCCAAAGAGGGCCTGATC